ATGGACACGCTCAAGATAGTTCGTACCTATCTAGGCTTAGCGGCACAGAAACAGCACGAACAATTTAACGTCAACGACTGGTTAAGGGGGTGACTATGGGTGGCAGTTTATTTGGCCCTTCAACAACTAAGTATCTAAAAAAGTATGAAGATTACGCGGTCCATGCGATTGATCCCGTAGGGTCTATTTTCCGGTCAGATGAAGAAAACAGAGTTTTTACGGACCCTATTAATATCTTTGGTTTGCAGAATCCAGAAATGGAAACAGGAACTCCCGTAACACCTAAAACCAGCACCACAGATACCACGATTGATGACATTGAGGCACAGTCACGCGCCGCCGCCGATGCAGAGGCGAACAGAATACGCAGGCGCAAGGGGTATAAATCAACCGTGTTAACTACCATGTCAGGTGATCTTTCGGCTCCTTCGACATTAAAGAAAACATTAGGGGGTGTGTAATGGGAGGCGGTAAATCTTGGTGGAATCCTTTTGCTTCTTCTCCTTCTTCACCTGCTCCTGCACCACAACCGGCTCCTATCGTGCAGACTCCAACAGTGGTGGAAACAGTGGCAGAGAAGCCGAAGGCAAAAAAGAAACGGGGAAATCAAACAGTACTTACCACGATGGCAGGTGATTTGACGAGTACGAACAGTTTAAAACAGACATTGGGTGGAAGTTGATGGATAATCGAGATGAAGAATTTATAGAAGAAATTGCAAGAACTTTTTTTAATGAGGTTATTCTTGGTGGACAAGATATAAACGAATTGTCAGACGATGACTATAATCAACTCGATGAATTGGTGAACGGGAAATGACCGATGACGATAAAGTCAAGGAAGTAACAGACCTTTTTACCCACCTGAAGGCAATGAGACAGCCTTATGAATCACTCATTGACGAGTGTATTGAGTATGGTTTTCATGCCCGAAGGAAGATCACGGCGACGAACACGCAGGGCGGCGAAAAGACCGGACAGAGCATCTATGACTCGACGGCAGCACAAGCCCTTGAACTTATGGGAAATGGTTTATATGGTTCAATGCTTGGCCCTGGGTGGTTAAAAATAGCACTTCCAATGTCAGTTGAATTTCCGAGGCTGTCTATCATGCGACGCTTTAACGGCAAGAAACTTGATGAAATACCCGAAGTATCAAAGTACCTGTCTAATCAGCAAGATTGCCTGATTGCTTCCATTCAGCAGAGCAATTTCTATTCACTGGCTCCACAGGCTTTGAAAGATGGTCCCTGTATCGGTACAATGTGCATGGATTCTGACTATGTGCTTGGTAATAACAAACTTAATTTTACCATACCTCATTTCAGGGAGATTTACATAGGCCGTGACAGATTTGGTAACATAGACACCAGACTGAGGGTCTACAAGATCACCTATAAGGATTGCCTTGAACAGTTCGGGGAAAAGAAAATGGTTGAAATCTTTCCCGACTGGTCAGAGCGATATAAAAAGAATCCCTATGAAAAACTTGAGTGTACCCACGCAATCTATCCACGGACTACCTTTGAATACGGAAAGATTACCTCTGATAATATGGCTTTTGTCTCTCGCTGGATACACGGTAAGAAACTACTCAAAGACTCAGGCTATCCCCGTTTTCCTTCTATCGTATGGGAATGGATGCGTAACAGTGATGAAGATTATGCAAGGGGAGCCGTAGCAAACGCAATCAACGATATAAAGGTGGCGCAGGTGATGGGAAAGTCAAATACTATAGCAGGCGCAAAGATAGCTGACCCTCCATACGCAATGATGGAAACATTGAGAGGGCGTAACTACATAGGCCCAGGTGGGCGCACGTATCTTAAAAACATGGAAAACAAACCGGAACTCATAGACACCAATTCAAGGGCATTGCCTTACTCGGTGGAGTTTCAAGATCGTGTAAGTAAGATTGTTGAAAAGTATATGCATAGCGATGTTTTTATGATGATGACGCAGGCCATGATGGAGAATCATAATCTGAGAGAAGTTCAAGTTTATGAAATGATGGGCGAAAAGGCTATGGTTATAGCCCCTTTGACTGAATGTGTTGAAAAGGGCTTCCTCGACAAACTTGTCGACATAGTCTTTGACGCAGAGACAGAGGCAGGCAGAGCGCCGCAACCGCCACAGCTTATTATGGACATAGCGCAGGCAACTCCCTTGAAGCTCGAAGTCGATTACCAGGGGTCATTGAGTTTAGCCCGTAAGATGTACTACAAGACGCGTGGTATCAATTCAGTGGTTCAAGGTATAGGTGTCATGGCTCAGTTGGCTCCCGAAGTGGCTAAAGTACCGAAATGGATAAACCTTGCTAAGAAACTCTGCAAGGACTTTATAAGCCCTGATGACATTAACACCGATGAAGAAATTCAGGCACAGATTGAAGCGGAAAAGGCAGCAATAGCTGAACAGAATATGCTGGCAACGGCACAAGGCATGGCAGATGCAGTGCCGAAACTCTCTAAACCGGTAGAAGAAGGCTCGGTATTAAGCGCGATGACAGGTGGTAAGTAATGGTACAGGAATTGAAGCACGTTAAAGGTTATGAATGGGTTTGTAAGGTTCCTTTTAAGGAAGCAACCATTATGATGTTTGACGGTAAGGTATACGCCTTTTCTCCTGACGAACCGCCACACTACCTTGATGTTGTTGCTAAAGAGTTTAAGAAATTGGAGATGAAGGAATGATGGCCTTTGACTACGAGATAGAACAGGAGAAGAAAGCACAGGAACTCAAGGACAATTACCGCCTTGCCTTCCAAAGTTACCCGAAAGTGTTGAAAGACATTATGCGTGACCTCGGTATGAATATGGACATTGACCCGCAGAATGTAGCGGCAAATGCATTGAGGAATTTTGGATTTCATCTACTGGCAAAAGCGGGTATGGAAATGAAACCGGAGATAACAACAGAAGGAGAGAGTCTATGAGCAAAACGATACCCCTCACAAAAGGTCTGGCGGTATTGGTAGATTTTGGTCAATTTGCAAGATTAAACGAGGTGTAATTTGCAGGAGATCCGTTGCGTGAAATGCAGAAGGTTATTGATGAAGGCCTCTGTTTTATTGGCAGAGGTTAAATGCGCTAAATGTGGTTTTGTAAACCGACTGTATAAGCCAAGTGAAAAAGATGAAACAAGAAACATAGATGCCAAGGGGTTTCAAGTGATCTTCGATAAGAAATTTGAACGTGAGTTTCCAATTACGGGATACTCAATTACGCCAAGGAGACCAATTATCATTTACGAAAGAGATTAACTAAGAGCGGTTCGACCGCCTATTAAATAGAGTCCTACGAGGGCCATGACAAGGTTAATTCCTTGCGTGGCCCTTTTTTATTCATTGGAAATACCTGACCTCGCAAGAGGCAGTTACTAACACGGAGGCACACTATGAACAACATTTATCCTAACAAAGATCACGCGGGAAATGTAGGCAAGGCAAACAGGCGATTCGCAGAGGTTCACACAGACAAGATAGTCCTGCCTGAGATTACCGCACCTTCAGATGATCCGGCAGCAGATACCGGATGGCTCTATGCAAAGGTCGATGGTACGACAACTAAACTCTACTTTGAAGATCAGGATGGCACAGTAACCAGTATCATTGATGCGGCAGCCGGTGGCGTAACCCTTGATGGCGCATATGATTACGGTGGGGCAGGCGTAGGTTATGCGGTCACTGTAGATCAGGGAGCAGTTACCCTTAACGGTAGCCATGCTACAAATGACACCTTGTTTGTCAACAAAACCACTGGATCAGGTGACGCAATACAGGTCACAAATGCCGGAACAGGTAAGGACATAAACGGAACAGGCAGCACATGGGATGTTACTAAAGCAGGCGCGGCCTCTTTTGCCTCGGTTTCAGCAACAACCGTAACGGCAACAACCTTGACGAGTACCAATGTCGGCGGAGCTACAGTAACGGGAGGTTTGAACCTGAATGATGCTTCCGGTGATTCTCCGGCACTTACCCTTACTGATGGCACAGGCGAAACCGCAGTTATTCAGAAATCAGATGGTAGTGTTCTTAATATAACCACAGTAGCAGCAGACGGCGTAAAGATTCTCACGGGCAACCTTTGGGTAGGCAATGGAACCCCTGGGACCGCTTCAATGGACGGTGAGGATTTCTATGTCAACGGTGATTCAGAGTTTGACGGCACTGTTCAGTTTGATGGTGTTGCCACTTTCGCAGCAGTTCCAGTTATCAATGCGGCCTCTGTCACTCTCAGAAGCAATGAAACAATAAGTCTTGCTCATGCCACGAATGGAGCAGCAGACGACTTAACAATCGACCTTACCGGCGCGACTGATTCAAGTATCATCCTTAATAGCGCAGGGACCGGAGAGGACGCGATAAGGCTCAACGCAACGGCTGGCGGTATAGACATTAACTCGATAGCCACAAAGAATGTCGCTATTGACGGTGGACAGGTTTTGATAGGCAGTCTGGACGATGCAGCGAGTGCTATCGCATTGACCTCAAATGTAGGGACTTCTGAAACCATCGTTGTTACAAACACTCTCGGAACCTCTGAAAGCGCAATTACTCTACTTTCCAGCGCAGGCGGGGTAAATATCGATGCAGCCGCAGCAAAAGACGTTGATATTGCAGGCGGTCAGGTTCTTATCAGTTCCAAAACAGCAGGCGCAAAAGCAATCGGCTTAACCGCAAATCAGGGCGCGGCAGATACCATTGACATTATAAACTCTCAGGGAACCGGAGCATCCTCGATTGCAATTACCTCTACAGCAGGTGGCGTTGACATTGACGCGGCGGCGGCCCTCGATGTGAACATAGCAGGTGGTCAGGTTGCCTTAGTATCGAAAGACAATGCGGCAGGGGCAATCTCCCTCACTGCAAACGTCGGCACAACCGAAACAATCACAATCACCAACACGAAGGGAAATACCGCAGGAGCTATCACCTTAACAGCAACCGCAGGAGGTATCACACTTTCATCTTTGACAGGTGTCGCTACGGGTGATCCCATCACTGGTGACGGTACGGCGGCCCTCGGCGGATTTCTTAAAACAGTCCTCGATGACACCAATGCTCATACCGTCCTTGTCACAGAAAGCGGGACAATCCTTACCAATGCAGGGGCAGCAGGCCCATTTGCTCATACCCTTCCCGACGCGGCAATCGGCCTTGAATACACCTTTATTGTTATGGCAGCGCAGGAATTGAGAGTAACACCAGCAGCCGGTGACGTAATTAACATCAATGGTACGGCAGCAGACGCAGCCGAATATTGGACGGCCAATGGAATAGGCGAATCATTAACTTTGGTTGCTGTCGATACAACGAACTGGATAGCAACATCGTACACCGGAACATGGACACAGGCAGCGTAATTAAGTGAACAAAAGGGGAGTCCTGAACTCCCCTAATTCCTTAACAGGAGGCTTTTCTTTATGGATTCAACAATCACGGACCAAAACATTGACAACAATGATGGCGGGCAAGGACAAGGCGGGCAGGCTCAGTCATTAGGATGGAGAACAGAATTACCCGAAGCGCAGAGAGGACATGAGGCTTTCGCACAATATCAGTCAAAGGCAGAACTCTACAAGGGAGTAATCGACTTACACACTGCCAATAAAGATAGTGTGCAAAAACTCACTGAACTTGAAGGCAAGGTCAACGGCTCGATACTCCTACCGAAGATCGACGAGAACGCCACAGAAGAACAGAGAACGGCATACAGGGCAGAACTCAATAAGATTCTCGATGTACCTGCAAAGGCAGAAGACTATGAAATACCCGTTCCCGAAGGAAGCACAAAGGAATTGTCAGATGCTTTTAGACAGTTTGCTTTCTCAAAGGGACTACCAAAGGACATGGCGAAAGATACCGCCGAATGGTTCAACGGGCTTATGGCTAACATCGAGAAGGCAAGGGATGAATACAGGCAAGCAGAACATGATGCCACGATGGAGAGTAATAAAAAAGAATGGGGAACCGACTACGACAAGAACGCCGAAATAGTCAAGGTGGCTTACGATCATTTCAAAACTATCAAAGGTTTTCCCGACCTTCTCAATCTGCAGATAGGCGGCACTCCTGAAAAGCCTGTCACGCTCGGTAATCATCCGCTTATGTCTGCCCTGTTTTTAGAAATAGGCAAAAAGATTGTACCCGATTCGATTATCCCGGGGAGCAATCAAGCAACAAGTCAGGGTCCACCGGACCGACTGACTTACACAACTGTAAAAACATAGGAGGCACATAACATGACGGATTTACTAAAAAAATACACGGTTTCAGATATTCTCAACTCGTATTCGTCTTTGGATGGAAACGCCAATTATATCTATATGGCGAATGTCCTGGCGCTCAAATGCCCCTTGATGCAGTACCTTCCACTTGCGGCCTCTAATCAGGTCATGAGTGAAATTACCAGCAAGGTTACATCAATGGGTTCATCTTCAACCCGTACCTTTAACGAGTACGTCGCACCCACGGCAAACCACAGAACACCGGCAACTGAACCTATCACTATGGTTCAGGACTGGTCGCAGATCGACGCGGCACTGATGAATATTCAGAACGACCCCGGCAAATGGAGAAGTGACGAGGACTCAATCAAGATCGAAAGCATCACGCAGAAGATGGAAGATCTTGTTTTGAACGGCAAACTTTCTACCGACCCGAAGGGGCTTGACGGTATTCTCACTCGGTACAACGTATCGACCACACGGCCTAACGGCGTAAGCACAACCAGATACAACGTGCAGCTTGCAGGCGGAAGCGGTTCTGGTGTGACAAGTATCGTCATACTGGAAACGGGCTTGAACAAAGTATACGGCACATATCCTAAGAACTCCCGCGCAGGTCTTAACATTGAGGACAAGGGCATTGTTACGTCTGAAAGTTCAGGTTCCTTGATGGATGTATACCGGACAAAGTTTGAATGGTATCTTGGCCTGGTTATCAGGGATGACAGATATGTCCAGCTTATCAGGAACATCGAAGTAACCGGCTCAAGCAACATCTTTGATCCTGCACAGGTATCAAGCGCACTCCGCAGGCTCCCCGGTGGTGGACAGGCTCCCGGTACTATCATGCTCGTTTCGCCTTCCGTTATGGACCAAATGGACCAGATGGCAGATGACAAGTTTAACGTCACCTATACGCCGAATGAGGCTTTTGGTGGCTTTGTGACCCGTTTTAAAGGCGTTCCTGTTCTTATGGCTGAGAAGTTAAGCGAGACAGAAACAGCAATATCTTAATAAGGAGGTATATCAATTATGTTTGATTATTTATTTCTCATTCAAGCTGATACGGCAAACACAGTGGATGCTGTAGGAACCAATGAAATGAACTTCGGGGTTACTAACCCCGGAGTGAACAAGGGCGGCGTTCCCTGGGGGCTTCATGTCATCGTGACAACGGCTTTCACAGGTCTTGCCGAAGGCGCGAATTTCTCCATCGTCCACCAATCTACGGCAACAGTAAGTACGGCAAGTGAGGTTCACACCTCAATGTTTATCCCTGTTGATGAACTGACTGCGGGCGCTCATTTCTTCCTTCCCGCATGTTCAAGGACCATGCTCCAGTACGTGGGTATGTTATTTGACGCGGTATCGACCGCAGCAAGCGCAGGGAAAACGACCTGTTACTTTGGCCCTGCAAATGGAGGCGAATAATGCAGGCAGTATGTATCCAAGTATGTAGGGACGGCAAGGCAAACGTTTATTATGATGAATCCTGTATAGGCAAGACCTTTGACATTGACCCTCTTGATCCCATCGCGACGTACTTTGAATTTCCCGCAGGAACAGAGAAGTACGACAAGAAAGAAGGGCTTGTCAAACAGGTAGCCGGACAGCAGGCAAGACTTCCCGCCGATGTCGTAATTAAACGGGAACCACGCAACAAGAAATAACTGGACAGGGGGAGAAATCCCCCTTCCTCCAATTCTTTAACGGGGTGTTGATATGGCCTTTAGTGATGTGAATATCTGTAACCTTGCGTTATCCGGTATGGGTGTCAATGCCATATCCGCACTGACGGAATCAAGCAAAACAGCAATAGAGATGAACCGTGTTTGGGAATATGCCCGTACCATGTGTATTGAAGATGTGAAGCCGACCTTTGCACGATCAACAGCAACACTGGCGCAGGATGCCACATACGAGGCAACGCCGACTAATCCAAAGTTCGACCACAGGTACACAAAACCGGCAAGCTCATTTCAGATAACCCGAGTTATGGATGAAGGCGACTCCGATGTAACCGATTGGGTATTGATGGGCGACTACATTTATACAAATACTGACAATGACTCTTATGACCTCATGTGTGAGTACATTGTTGACTCAACAGTAGCCACGAAATGGACAGGGGCATTTATTGCCTGCATGGTGGCAAAGCTGAAAGTGCTTACCTGTAAACAATTAGCGGCAATGAATCCCGAAAAGTTTGAACAGGAATACGAAAGGGCGGTATTACGGGCCATAGCACTGAACCAGAGTTTTGACGCGGTGAAGGGCGAACAGGGTAACACGGACTGGATAGACCGGAGTTTGACTACTTCTTATACCACTGACACACCCTTGGAGGATTAAGCTGAAGGCCTCACCTCTTATAAATAATTTTTCAGCAGGAGAGATTGACCCGCGTCTTGACGCAAGAGTTGACACGCAGAAATATTATAATGCCTGCCGGATACTTGAGAACATGATACCGCTTAACGGCGGTGGGGCCATGAGAAGGCCGGGCAGTTACTTGGTGTCTGAAGTCAAGACATCAGCTAACAAGACCCGCTTATTTGGATTCCAGTTTTCGACAATACAGGCATATGTCCTTGAGTTCGGAAATCAATATATCAGGTTCTATAAGGACAACGGGCAGATTGTCAATACCTATGGCGCATGGCTCACAACAACAGATTATTCTATAGGTAATCTGGTTACTCATGGTGGTTCGTATTATCGCTGCCTTATTGCTCATACGGCCGGTGTCTTTGCTGATGATTTAACTGCCCTTAAATGGGTAGTGACTTCAGGATCAACAGACTTGGCTTATGAAATACCTTCGCCATACCTCACGGCAGATCTCTTTGAATTAAAGGTCGTCCAATCAGCAGACGTTATGTTTATCGTTCACCCTGATTACGCGCCGTATAAGTTATCACGCACCGGACACACTTCATGGACACTGGAAGCTATCATTTTTACCTATGGCGATGAAAGGGTAATAACAGGAATCACAGCCGCTAATCCTGTTGTAGTTACCTGTGCATCTCATGGCTTACTTGTAGACCAGTGGGTCAGGTTCGGCGGCGTTGTCGGGATGCACGACATAAACGATCAATTTGGCAAGATAACCGCAGTTGCAACAAATACCTTTACTATCGGCGCGATAAATAGTTCTGGTTATGATGTTTATACTTCCGGTGGCATTGCCTATCCCTATGAATTTGAAGGCACAGAGCTTGACATAGAAGGCATAAGCGCAGCGAATCCAGCAGTCGTCACCTGTACGGCTCACGGAATACCGGACGGCACGAAGATACTCATTAAAGAAGTTGTCGGAATGGTGGAAGTCAATAACAGGGTATTTCTTACCGTGTCAGACGATGCAGACCATTTTCACCTTCACGACTACGCAGGCGTAAACATCGATGGTTCGGGATATACGGCTTATACTTCCGGTGGTTTGATTGACCCCACGGTGTTTAGTGTCGCCGGTGACTATCCAGGCGCGATAGCTTTATTCGATCAGCGCATGCTTTTAGCCGGTTCTGATGGTGAACCTCAGACAATCTATGGCTCGGCTTCCGGTGATTTCTATATGTGGAACCTCACCATTACCGGAGATGATACGGCCTTTAAGCATGAACTGGCAACAGAAAAAGTAGATAGAATCCTTTGGATGATAGGACAGGATTTTCTATTATTGGGTACTCCTGGGGGAGTTTCCCGCTTTGGTTCATCCTCTACCACTGAACCAGTAACGAAAACAAATGTTGCAAGCCGTAAGCAGACGACATATGGAACACGGAATGTTGACGCTGAACTTGTCGGGGATGCTGTTCTGTATGTTACCAAAGGCGGTAAGCAGATCAGGGAAGTATATTTCACATGGAATACAGCAGACACGAATGGAGGTTACAAGACCTCTGACTTAACTATCTTAGGTTCCCATATCGCGCATGGAACAACAAAGGCACTTTCCGGTATAGCAGACTCAGACCAGCAGCAAGACCCTATTCAGATATATTGGGGTGTCCGGGCAGACGGTCAGCTCATAGGGCTTGTCTATGAAAAGGACCAGCAGATAGCAGGATGGTTCAGGGTGGTTACGGGTAAACGCTCGGCAAGCCCCACGATAGACACGGTTGAAAGCGTCGCTGAAGCGGAAACCTCAACGGGTAGCACTGTCACACTTACCATTACCCGTGAAGTGAATGACGCAGCAGATGAGGACACTTGGGACTCGGTTGAATCCGTGGCGGTCATCTCAACTGACGATGCAGAAGATGAAGTCTGGATAGTCGTTAATCGCACGATAGGCGGGGCAACGAAGCGATATATTGAATACTTCAAGCCTCATAACTTCTATCACCAGATCGCTGATTACTTCGGGGTAGATTGCGGCCTTTCCTTTGATGGTGGAGATCCTATCGCAATAACTGGTATCACGGCGGCGAATCCTCCGGTGGTAACAGTAGCCTCGCATACCTTCCACAATACCGATAAGGTAAGAATTTACGGTGTGTCCGGTATGACAGAAGTGAATCAGGGATTAACCGAAGCCTACACGGTGGCAAATGCGGCGGCCACAACCTTTGAATTATCAGGCATAGACGGTTCAGCATGGACGGCCTATACATCTGGTGGCTATGCAAAGGAAGTTAAACAGACGATCACAGGGCTTTCCCATCTGGAAGGCCGTTACATAGATATAATGGTGGACGGGGCCAAGCATCCGCAAAAGCTCGTTTCGTCGGGCGCGGTAACTCTCTCATGGTATGCGAACAAAATTCATGCAGGGCTTCCGTTCACCCCTATTTTACAACCGATGAAACTTGAAGCAGGACAGAATGAAGGCACAGCACAGGGAAAGAAAAAGAAGATTTACCGTATGGTAGCCAGGTTCTACGAAACTTGTACGGCACAGTGGGGATATGACGCAGACAATCTTGAGGATGTCCCTTTCGGTACGGGTGGGGCGCAGGAACTATTTACCGGCGACTGTGACTATCCCTTCAATGGCGATATGGACACCGAGGGAGATATTTACATCACGCAATCAGGACCGATGCCAATGACAGTATTAGCATTAATGCCCCGTGTAGTCACAGAGGACACTAGATGACCGGAATACGAAGGGCCACATTGGATGACAAGCAATTTATTATTGACCTCTATAATACCGGGGCCATGATGAAATATCTCACTGATGATAACAGTTTGTCTATTATAGATTTCGGGATTGAGAACATTATAAACGTATCGTCAATTTATCCGCTTATCTCTGAAATGGATGATATAAAAAGCGGCCTTTTTCTGTTCTTTCCCTGGAACTACACGACTTATGAATTGCATGTTGCTATCCTTCCTAAATATCGAGGACAGCACAGTATAGAAGCGGGAACGATGGCGGGAATGTGGATGTTTAATAACACTGTATGCCGTAAAATCGTTACCATGATACCCAAACAGAACTATAAGGCAAAGGCGCTTGCTATTGCGGTAGGGATGCAACAGGAAGGCATTAACAGGCAGTCATACATGAAAGATGGTGTTCTGTACGACCAGTATCTATTCGGTATCTGTAAGGGGGATGTTCAATGAGCACGGTTATTGGAATTATATCTCTTGTTGCTGGACTTGCTGGAAGTGTAGCATCTGCAAACGCTCAGAGTCAGGCGGCAGACGCAGAAAAGAAAGCTGGACTTGCTGAACAGAGGGCGAATGAATTTAACGCTTCATTGCGAGAGAAGGACGCGGAGCAGACGAGACAGGCGGCAATGTGGGAAGAATCAAAGTCAAGGGATGAATCAAGGGCGTTAATATCGAAGCAACGGGCAATGTACGCACGTTCAGGCGTTGCACTTGATGAAGGATCACCGCTTTTGATTATGGCAGACACGGCGGCACAGGCAGAAAAAGACGCGCTGGCTATCAGGTGGCAGGGCGATACAGCATACGCCGCAGGGATGAATGAAGCGGAATTAATGAGGTTATACGGGCGAAACGCAGCAGAGGGGGCAGGGTTTAGGTCAAAGTCTATGAAAACGGCGGCAACAGCGACGGTGCTTTCAGGATTAGGTCAGGCAGGCAAGGCGTATGGTTCTGGTAATACAACCGGCGTTTCACGATATGCGGCATAAGGTGAGATAATGGAAATACCCACCTATAGACGACAACAAGGGATACCGACTACAACGGGCGGCGCTTATCAAGACCCTTCCAAAATGGCAAGACCTTTCAAGGAAGAAGCACAGGCCAACATGATTGAAGCAGGGGCGTATAACAGCATGGCGAATACCGCTTTTGATGTTGGCGATACGATACTGAAATATCAGGCCGCAGAGCAAAGAGCAGAAAGAACGCTTGAAGCGCAGAAACTTGAAAACACACTCAAGAATGCCTTCGCTGACGCTCAGTTGGAAATAGACCTAAATGGAGATTATAAACAGCTTGAACGGCTTATCCAAACAAAGATAGCTGAAATTAGAAAAAATTACATAGATTCCATACAAGACCCTATCATTAAAAGATCGGGAGAAATGGCATTTGAAATATTAAGTGGCAATCTTACCAGACATGCAAAAGTACAGAAAGCAAAATTAATGACAGAAGAAAGCACCGCTATTTTCGGAACAGATTACGAGAGGGCTGTAACACAGTATGCCAATTCTACTAATGAAGCTGAACGGGCAATTATTAAAGAGACAATTAAATTAAAAGGGTTGGAACTTGAAGATGCCCGTACGATGAAACTTGGCAGTACCACAAAACTGATGCTTGATTTTGACCAGAACTCGGAAAAAGTATATGCAGGCATAATGATAAACAATAACGCCGAAGTCGCTTATTCTTATCTGAGGGAACGTAACAACGACGGTACATATAAAAACCTGCCAAATCTGAAACCGGAAGACAGAATATCTTTGATAAACAACGCGGAATCAGGCATGAGATCACAAAGGGTTGAATGGAACAGGGAATGGGACACGGCACAAACAGATACCATGTCAAATATTTATAAAGCCTTAGATGATAAAACAGTACCACGGTCACAAATACGGGCTGTAATAGAGAAAGCGGAAAGCACTATTGATCCCAAAACAGGCCAAAGGCTTATTAATCCCGTTACAGCGCATAACCTTAAAAGAGAACTGGAAGGAGAGGATGGGACTGGTAGCGCTTCTGAATACGGAAGGGTTGGGAATCTGATACTTCAAGGAAAGATAAGCTCCGATGA